CCGCCACGGTGATGGACAACCCGGGGTTGATGGAGAACAACCCCACGTATGTCCAGGTCTTGAAAGCAATGCCTGACGGCCGGATGCGACGCGCCCTGCTCGATGGTGACTGGTCCGCGATGGATCAAGTGCCGGGCGCTCTCTGGTCCCAGACCGTCATTGATGAATACCGTACTAACCAGGCCCCTGACCTTGTGCGCATCGTGATCGGAGTGGACCCCAGTGGAACCAGCCACAACGGATCAGACGAGTGTGGAATTGTGGCCGTGGGGGTCGGCAATGACGGGCGGTATTACGTGCTGCGAGATGTGTCAGGCGTGGTATCGCCGGAAATATGGTCCGCCCGAGTGGTCGTTGCCTATGACGATCTCGCCGCTGACCGAGTAGTTGCTGAGGGTAACTTCGGCGCCGATATGGTGGTGTCGGTCCTGCACAATGCCAAGGCCGACCTGCCGGTAAAGAAGATCACCGCCAGCCGGGGCAAGGCGGTTCGAGCCGAACCTATCTCTTACCTCTACTCCCAGGGCCAGGTGAGCCACGTCGGTTCATTTCTGGAGCTGGAGGATGAGCTATGCGGTTGGGTGCCAGGGTCGGGCTGGTCACCGGGCCGTCTCGACGCACTTGTCTGGGCCATCACCGAATTGTCGGGCGGGGGGGCGATGGCTTTCCTGCGGGCCATCTCGATGTACTGCCCGAGCTGTAGTCTTCCAAATGTGCCTGGAGCAACACACTGCTTCCGGTGCCATGTCGAACTTGAGGAGGCCGAGGCGTCGTGAGCCGTCGTCGTCGCCAGCAGCCCACCAATCTCGACTACGGACGCTTGGCCGCCGAGATGATCAAAGCGGGAATGCGCTTGCCTAGCGGTGCCGTCGCCACGCCGATGGTGAACCCACCCACCCAGCCCAACGTGATGTCGCTAGCGCAAGGCAACCTGGCGCCGCCGCTGGCCCCGGGCGGCTGGACTGACCCGCTAGTGGCGTTCGGTCCCGGCAAGCCAGTCCGCCCGGCCGCGATCGACCCCGTTGACCCGCTCAGTGGCCGACCGTTACCTCGCCGTTATGACTACCCCACCTCGATCAACCTGCCCGGCGTTGAGGATCGCGTCGTGCCGTGGACGCTGCTCAGGCGGCTGGCGGACGCCTCGATCGTCCGGCGCTGCATCGAGATCCGCAAGGCTGAGATGGTGGCCCAGGAGTGGGACTTCTCGGTCTCCCCGGCCGCCCTCCAGCGCGCGATCTCGTCTGGCACCCAGACGCCCAGCGATGTCATGCGCTCAAAGGCGATTGCCACTGGCAATGCCGGGGCGCTAGTGGAGCAGTCGGTCAGGCAGGCGGTCTCGGCGCGCTCGGCTGAACAGACGATCCGGGCGAAGAACGCGCAGACGATCACCCGGTTGAAGAAGTTCTGGGCCAGGCCGGACCGGATCAACGATCTGACAATGGACGACTGGCTCATGGTGATGCTGGAGGAGCACTTCGTCCTCGACGCCTTGAGCATCTACCCCCACATGAACCTGGGCGGCAAGCTGCACTCATTGGAGATCATTGATGGAAGCACCATCAAACCCCTCCTCGATCACCGGGGCTCCATCCCCCAGGCTCCAAACCCTGCCTTCCAACAGATTCTCCATGGATTCCCCCGTGGAGAGTTCGCCGCCAGTACAGATGCTACAGATGAGTTCGATCGTGACACTCTCATCTATCGGCCCCGTTACCGTCGGGCCAACTCCCCCTACGGTATGTCCAACACGGAACAGGCGATAGTCAACGCCGACCTCTACATGAAGCGGATCGAGTGGATTCGCGCCGAGTACACGTCTGGCGTCATACCCGAGATGTTCATCCTCACCGATACCTCGATGAACCCCGATCAGTTGCTCGCCTACGAGCGCGTGTTCAATGACTACCTCACCGGACAGGCAGAGGAACGCCACCGTGCCAAGGTTTTCCCGCAGGGGTTCACTCCGACCCAACTACAAAACTTCGAGGAACGGTACCGGCCGGATTACGACCTTCACCTCATTCGTCTGGTGGGTAATGATTTCGATGTCATGCCCACCGAGCTTGGCTTCCCCCCGAACGGCGGGCTGGGCGGCAAGGGCCTATCGGACGGCGAAGAGAACATCACGTTCCGCAAGGGAACGCGCCCGCTGACTAAATGGGCGGTCGACACGCTCAATCTCATCTCAATGCGCTATCTCGGGATGACCACCGATCTGACGTTCAAGTTCCTTGGCCTGGAGTCCGAAGACGAGGGCATGGCCCAGGAAGTTCTTGCGGCCCAGTTCCACAATGCGTCGATCACGGCGAACGAGATGCGCGATCAGCTCGGTCTCCCCCGCTACGACATCTCGGATGCGGACGTTCCGTTCATCATCACCGGACGTGACATCGTCCCGCTGGCCGGGTCCACGGATCGTGCGAACGCGGCAGCGATGGCGGCGACGCAGGCCCCAGGCGGTAAGCCTGCTAATCCGTCCGCTGGCGTTACAACGCCAAAGAAGCCCAAGAGTCCGGACAATCCCGGGTCGCCGGGTGACAACGGCGACAACACCGGCAATGCGTTCAAGCAGAAGTCGGCAGAGATCGCCGAGTTCAAAACGTACGTCAAGAATCGCCAGAAGACGGGTCGGCCCTGGCGTCACTTTGACTTCCTGGCCGCTCCGGAGTGGACGAACATCTTAAACAAGATGGGCGCCCAGGAGCAGTACGACGGTCTACATGTTGTCATTGCCGATCTTCTCGACCAATACGACAGCCAGGAGGAAGAATGACCGACACTATGGCGACAGTATTCGCCGAGATCACCAAGAGCGACGAGCAGGAAGACGGCAGTCTGTTCGTCACCGGCACCGTGTCCGACGAGACCCTCGACGTCGACAAGCAGATCGCCGACGGCGCATGGCTCAAGTCGGCCATCCCGAGCTGGTTCTCCAGCGCGGGCAACATCCGTGAGATGCACCAGCCGATCGCGGCCGGTGTCGCCACAGAGTACGCAGAGAAGAACGGCGCCCACACCATCGTGGCGCACATCGTTGACGGAAACTCGATCAAGAAAGTCAAGGCCGGTGTTCTCAGAGGCTTCTCCATCGGAATCCGAGGCCCTCGCGTCATCCACGACAAGGCCGCCAGCGGGGGGCGGATCGTTTCTGGCCAGGTGGTGGAAGTCAGCCTGGTTGATCGTCCGGCCAACCCGAGCTGCACGCTCACCCTCGCAAAAGCCGCGACACCGGGCATAGAGGTTGTGGCCGCTGATTTCGATGAGGCGACAGGGCTTGTCAAGGTGGAGGAACTCGTGGAGGGTGAGCTACCCACCCCCGCCGCCGAGGGAGGTGTCCAGACTTCCGGAGCTGTCGGGTTGGACGCCGAAGGCGCCACGGAGAAGACGGCGGGGGTGGGCAGCCCCGACGTCGAGAAGCGCGACTTCACCGCCGAGGAGCGCCAGCGGATGGCCTCGCGGGGTACGGCGATGCCGGGCGGTGGGTTCCCGATCGCCAACGTGAGCGACCTGGAGAACGCCATCCACGCCATCGGCCGGGCGAAAGACCCGGCGGCGGCCAAGGCGCACATCGAGGCCAGGGCCAAGGCGCTCAATCGCGCCGACCTGATCCCGGCCGGGTGGAAGGGCAAGTCGGTCCAGTCCGGCGACGAGTTCGCCCACGACCCGGCGACGCTGGCCAGCATCCGCGACGGGCTGCTTCAGTGCCTCATCGCCGAGGCCCAGGAGGCGATGCACGGGGAGAATGAGACCTGGGACCTGACCGATCTCGTGTCCACGCTGGCGCAGTTCCTCTGCTGGTGGGATCACGAGGCGAACGAGGGCGAGACCGCTCCGAGCACCAGCATGAAGTCCACCACCTCTGAGGAGATTCCCGTGACCGAAACTGCGCCGGAAGTTACTGAACCGGTTAAGGTGTTGGAGAAGGACGCCATGCCTGATCTCGTCAAGAGTTCGGTCGCAGAGGCGGTGAAGCCGGTCAGGGACGAGCTGTCACAGCTCGTGGCCACGCTCACCGCGCGGCTGGAGACGGTAGAGAAGATGGCCGCCCCGGGCGGGCCGGTTCGTATGCGGACCAAGGCCGCCCAGATCGCCGCCCACGGCGGTGACCAGCTCCGGACTGAGCTGATCAACCTCAAGAACACGCTGGCCACGCTGGAGGACCCCGGTATGCGGGGCGCCTACGGCCAGATGATCTTGGCGAAGCAGGCCCAGTTGGACGAGCTGACCCAGGTCGCCGCCTCCTGACCTCTCCAGAACGGACCCCTCGTGCCCGCTGTCGACTTCGAGGTGCTCTTTGACACCAAGGACCCCGCCGTCAAGGCGGGGAAGCTGGAGCTGCTCAAGAGCGCCCTGAACGATGCCCCCACCTTCGCCCCCGGCCGGTACAACCAGTGGACCCCCGACGTCCCCGGGCTCCAGCAGGCGAACGGCGCCGAGTCCGGCGTCTCGCTGCTGGGCAAGGCGCTGGCCGACCCGACGCTTACCAAGGCGCTCGGCGCCGATGTGCTGGCGTCGGTGCAGGCCCAGCTCGACGCCTCGCCGGATCTGGTCAAGGACCTGACCCTGACGTCCCCGCTGAGCACCGGCTATGTGGCCTTCGACCTGGAGGCACCGGCCAAGCTGCTCACGCCGCGTCCGACCCCGCTGCGCAACCG